GATCGTTATGACGCCGGTGGTACATTTCCGCCCGCTGGAAGTGGAGGAGTCTCGTATCTACAGCTACCCCATCACCATTAGCGACAGAGGCGCCGGCGCCTTGGGGAGCACTGATGGATAAGGCGACACAACAAACAATGTTCAGCTCGAAGACAGGAATGTGGTCAACACCCCAAGACTTTTTTGATAAATTAAACTGGCGCTTTGGACCATTTAATTTGGATCCATGTGCCACCACACACAACACAAAGTGCGCCAACTTCTTCACAGAGGCTGAGAACGGACTGGAAAGAGACTGGGAAGGTTTTACTTGCTTCGTTAACCCTCCGTACGGAAGAGGTATTGACAAATGGATCGAGAAGGGTTATAATGAAGCCATGAAAGAGAACACCAGAGTTGTGATGCTCATTCCAGCCCGAACCGACACAAAGTATTGGCACAAGTATGTCATGAAAGCTTCGGAGATTCATTTTGTGAAAGGGCGCCTTAAGTTTGGCGACAGCACAAATAGTGCACCATTCCCATCCGCAGTGGTGGTGTTTGATGGCAACGAAGAACTTTGGAGAGTGGAGGGAATCAATCGATGAATCGTAAAAATCGACGCACATTAGAAAAAAAGATGAACAAGGAAGCGGCTGAAAATATCGCCGATAAAATTTCTCAATTTCAAAATTTGCCAGATGAGTGTCTTGCCTGCCTCGCACCATTCGATAAGAAAAGCAAGAAAATGGCAAAAACATGGAACGTCGTCGTGAAGGACACCGACACCGTAAGGCTGTACTGTCCAACGTGTTGGAAAATGGCACGCAAGATGGCACTAGAATACTTTAAGGAGACAGAATGAAGACCAAAAACCCAACAGAAGAGGTGCCCCATGGCAGTTGAAAGAATTTCAGAAGCGGCACTTCACCAGATTTTAGGTGGACCCACCAATCCTGCCACATGCGTGATAAAATTCTACTCTAATGGTTGCGATTATTGCCACGCCTTAAGCGGATACTACAAAGATATTGCAGAAACTTACACAGATCTGTATTTCTTTGCTTTTAACATCGACGACAGCCCCAAAATTGTAGAAAAATTAGGAATTAATGGGGTACCTACCATTGGGCTTATAAACACGGGTTCCCCTAAACCACGTCTTAGAATCTTAGACGATCCTGAACACCCTAACGAAAAAACATGGTACACAGTGAAGCATATCAAATCATTCATCGAAAAGGAGAAACAATAATGACTGACGAAACACTACAGGCGACTATACTTAACCTGAAATCTCAAGCACTGGGCGTGCTGGGATTAATGAAAGACATGGCGCGCCGAGCCACTCACGAAACAGACGTAGGCACGTTGTCTAATTATGCTGCCCAGCTAGCACAATTAGAGGGAGCTATGCTAACTTTACAGCAATATGCGCCTCTGATTAAAACTGCCGGCGCCGAGGCTTTGGCACTCTTGAACCACCCACCGGAAGAGGAAGAGGTAGAGGAAGCCGCGGAGGAAGATGCGGAAGAGGAGCGACAAGCAGAGGATCCTCCAGCACCTTTAACCGAAAAGGAATTGCGCGAGCGATCCCCCACCTTTAGAAAATCCCGCGGTGATTCAGCCCGACCTCCTGAAGCACAAGAGGAATAAAGAATGATCACCATTGAAGGCAGAACCTTGCTATCTCGGTGTTTGTCGTACGACGATGTACTATTGATTCCTCGCTACTCCGATATTCAGAGTAGAGCAGAAATAGATATATCGTCGGACTTGGGACGAGAACTAGTGCTGCCTCTCCCCGTTTTGGCGTCCCCTATGGACACGGTATCGGAGGAAGAGATGGCATCCGCCATGAATGCTTCCGGCGGCGCCGCAATCATACACCGCTATAACTCTGTTATTGAGCAGGTAGAAATTATTGACAAGGCAGTTCAACTCGGCGCAACGTCGGCTGGGGCTGCGGTTGGGATCACTGGTGACTTTATACAGCGCGCCCAATGTGCAGTGCAAGCCGGCGCAACCTTCCTATGTGTGGATGTTGCGCATGGTCACCACATCATGATGAAGGAGGCTTTAGGACAACTACGCGATGTAGTGGGCGCCGAAACGCACATCATGGCAGGAAACGTTGCTACGCTGGAGGGAGTTAACGCTCTCTCTGACTGGGGCGCTGACTCCGTACGGTGTAATATTGGCGGCGGCTCCATTTGTTCGACTCGCATCCAGACGGGACACGGACTACCCGGTCTCCAGACTATTATGGATTGTGCAAAGACAGATAGGGACGTTGCAATCATTGCTGATGGGGGGATCCGTAACTCAGGCGACATCGTCAAGGCGTTATCTGCAGGCGCAGATGCGGTCATGTGTGGCTCACTTTTATCGGGCACTGACGAAACACCCGGACAGATTTTAAGAGATCGTGAGGGACAACAATGGAAAACTTATCGAGGTATGGCTAGTAAAGAGGCGCAGATTAGATGGCGTGGGAAATACTCATCGTTCGAAGGAGTCTCTGCACAAGTGCCATACCGCGGTCCAGTGGGGGCTATACTCGCAGACTTAGAGAAAGGGATTCGTTCGGGGTTCTCCTATTCGGGCGCGCGCACACTAGCACAACTACAGTGCAGGGCGCAATTTGTGGTGCAAACTCCAGCCGGACAATCTGAGAGCAGAACTCACATCACTCACAGGCAATGGTAATGGATCACGATCTTGATTATGGCAAGCTTAATAAGCGCGTAGTATTTACTGAAAACGATCATCGTCATGCAAAGCTGTTGTTGCGCCTAAAGGCGGACGGACTGACGCAGGCTAAGTTTTTCCGGAATATCATCACGGGCTACATTGACGAAGATCCCCGTATTCAGGAATACATCGATGAGGTGGGTGGTCTCTCTATAAAGAAGAAGAACAGAGCCAAAAAGCTCAGAGAAGAAGGTCAGCAAAAGATGCGTGACTTTGCTCTCAATGATGGCGAGGTTGAAAACATTTTCGATCTGATTGCCGAGGAGCACCCTGAATTATGAATGGCTATGGTTTGCTTGATTGCTCTAAAAAATGTAGAGAACTTAAGACATGTTGCCCCATTAAAGATTGTAAGCACTGGATAGAATATGAGGATGAGTATAATTGCTCACTGGTATCTATTTATGAGCACGGACCGATGACCTTGAGGCAAATTGCCGAGAGGCTTCATTTATCTTTTGCGCGGATAAAGCAGATAGAAACCAAAGCCCTCGCAAAGATTAAGAAGAAAGCATTTATGCACAATCCGTTTTTTTAGGTGTTTAACCAAACACATTACTATTTATTTTTGAGTTTCTTTAAGAAATATAGGAGAATTTTAAATGGCTCGTAAGACTTTGTTAACAGAGAGCGAAATTAGGCAGTTCATGAAGCTAGCCAATCTTTCGCCAATTCGGAGCGAGAAGCTCCAAGAAATGGGATATGAAATGCCCGGCGCCCGTGACGATGAGGAGCATGTTGAAGATGAATTGCATGCAACCGAAGACGAGCTTGGTGCGGAAGACCACGTCGCTGACGAAGAGGGCGCCGAACTAGATATTGCTGACGACGAGTTAGCTGATGACGACGCGGATATGTCCGGCATCGACGATTCTGAAAGAGAAGAGTTAATGGCTGATGTTGTCGCTGCAGTTGCTGATGCTCTTGGCATCGCTGACCAAGTATCTATTGAAGCTGGCGCCGAAGGAGGTGAGGATTTGGATGAACCAGCCATGGATGATATGGAAGTTGATGCTGCTGAAGTTGAGATGGAGCCTGTACCGGGCGGAGAAGAGATTGAAGTAGGCGCTGAGGAAGAAGAGGAAGTCGAAGAGCCGATGATGGAAACGGGCGCAAAGCGCACCGGTGCATCCGAGGACGATGATTCTAAAACCCATAAGGGCGAGAAGGATTATACCACCAAGAAAGGTGAGAAAAAGAAGACAAGCGGCAAGGGTCGCGGCGAAAAGAAAGGCGATGAGGCTTATGTCAATGAAGACGAAATTGTTGCCGAGGTTGCACGCAGAGTAGCTGCGCGCCTCCAAGCCGAGAACCAGCGTGAGCAGGTGGTTGAAAACCTTGCCGAGCGCATCATGAAGCGTCTTGTTAAGTAACACCTTGACAAAGTAATTACGTTCTGTTATAATATAACCACCGTACGCGGTGGTTATTTTTTTGGAAGGAGAACCCCTCATGGAATTTTTGCTCTATTTTTTAGTTTTTATCTTTGGGTACTACACCTGTAAAACATTTTACATTTACCGGTCTGGAAGTTTAACGGTCGCAATGTTAAAGACATCCCAACTGACGAGCCTCATTTTACTCATCCGAGCGCTGGAACAATATGCTTATATTCGCACGTTTGGATCCCAGCAACTAAAAAAAGCTCGCGCCACTGAAAAGGAGGTAGAAAGCTATCAACTTTACATTGATAATGACATAGCATTCTTTAAGAGCAAATCAATTGATAACTTAGTGAGGGCAACCCCTAATTACTTTAAACAGGTACTTGAATTTGAGGACTGGGAGTCTGCGATGAGATATTTGAATGAAAACAAAGAATTGGCTGATCATATTATTAAACCTAGGGGGTAAGATGATTAAAAAAATTAAACAGTTTATAACCTCTGCTGAAGAGTCGGCAGATGAAAAAGAAAAGAAGATTATTATGCTAGATCCTTCACAGCTGTCGGGACCACCCGAGCCAGATCTGCGCATTGTGGGGCTTTTTTCGGATGTGTTGGAAGATAAGGTAGCAGACTTGGTGCATGCCTTTTTATATTTAGATGAGATTAATCGCCTTTCAAAGCCAGAAGAGGAGCAACCGATTAAGTTCTATATATCCACATATGGAGGGAGTGCTGACGACATGTTCGCACTCTACGACGTAATCCGACAACTGCGCGAAACCAGCGAGTTTCATACCATCGGGCTTGGCAAAGTAATGTCCGCCGGCGTTCTGCTACTGGCATCGGGCACAAAGGGAAAGCGCAAGATTGGGAAGAATTGTCGTGTTATGATTCATTCGGTAATGGGAGGCAACCATGGGAGCCTTCACAACATGATGAATGAACTTGAAGCTATCGAGCAACTACAGGACATGTATTGTGACGCCCTTATCTCTGAGACAAAGATGACGAGATCAAAACTTAAAAAAATGATTGAACGCAAAGTGAATGTCTATTTATCTGCAGAAGAAGCGGTCGAAATGGGTATCGCCGACATCATCATCTAGAGGAAAGTAAATGTCAGATTATATTAAAGATATGTTTATTGATGTGGTGGGAACACCCGAGGCGCCACACCGTGCACAAGATACCAGCATGCAAGATGAAGTATTAGATCTCATCTACGAACAGTTTGTTAAGTCCCCGCAGCCTCTGCAAGAGGCGCCCAAGACATCCCGCGCCAAAGAGTTTTTACTGGTGTTACCTAAGTTTGTCCCTACCGAAGCGTGGGGTAGACCCGATAGCATGGAGAGGCAACAAATCAATAGGCTCTTCGGGGTAATGGGGGGAGGACGCACAATCGAAGGGAAGATCAAATTTCTTCAACGCATCGCCGAGAAGGATACCAAAATTACATCCCCGCGCCGCATCATCTCGTCTTTGATTATCTTAGAGGCGCTGAGTGCAGTTGTCACAAGCTTTAGCGCCTCCAGCGCAGGCTTCGTTTTTGAAGGCTTCCTTGCGGCACTCTTACAGGGCGCGCAGGAGGCGGACGTTTCTGCAAAAGGGAACCTTCCCATTCAAGACTTAATTGCTTTTACGGAGACAGACGTCCCAGTGCCTATTAGTCTGAAACTACTTAATAAAACTACCAACATCGAGGGAAGCTACACTAACCTTGTGGACGGTCTCGACGAATTCGGTCAAATGGTTTATATTGTTGCACGCAAAGATGGAGAAGCAATTGCCATCGAACAGTTTACGTTCGATCAAGAAAACTTTGTTGACGCGCTTACAACAACAGCTAAAGGAGGAGGGAAGAAATCAGGACTGGGATTGGTACAATTGCCTGATATGACCCCCGAGCAATCTATTGAGGTGCTCAAGGCTGCTCCGACGTGGGAGGAACGGTATGAGCTACTTCAGCATACAGCCGGCTATTCCGAGAGAGTAAGAGAAAAACGCAAATCAGAAGTTGCGCCAGCCGACGCGGACGAACACGAACAACAGTTACAAGAGATTATCCGCGAAGAGTGGAACATGTTGACTGAAAACAAGGGAGGCACCCAATGGGCAATTAGCCCAGCGCAATTAAAATCGTTTCAATCTGTGGGATATAAGTTTTATGGGGAACTTCCTTATGCGCCCGCGCGTATTGAGCAGGTAGCTATTATGCACATGGATAAATTAAATGGTGAACTGACGGAACTTTTTTCTGCCACCCAATCTCTTTCTGAAAATATTAATAAATATTTCACATTCGATAAACGCGCCCGCGCCATCAACTCCGGGGAAAAAGCTATCGCGGACAGTGTTGAGATTCAAAGAACACTAACTTCTCAACTTCAAGCCGGCTCTGAGCCAGAAAAATGATTTTATTTGCTTGACAAGTTGCCCATTTCACATTATAATATATACATAACCTTGAGGTATCAATGAGTCGAGAATACGACGACAATCAAACACTACAACAAAAAATCATGAGGGGCGCCGATATCCTAGCGGACAATGTCGCTTCCACCCTCGGACCCCGCGGAAGGAACGTCCTTTTGCAGGAGAAGGGCAAGACACCATTCATCACAAAAGATGGTGTCACAGTAGCACACTTTGTGGCTTTGCAGGATCCTGTTGAAAATGCTGCCGTAGAAGTTATTAAGCAGGCTGCGGTTGAGACAAACGCTAGTGCCGGCGATGGCACCACAACCGCAACCGTATTATCACGAGCGATTCTGAGGGAGTCACAGAAGTTTATCG